GACCTATTATAAAACTCAATAGCTACCTTCTTAGCTTCAATAGTAGCTAGTTGTTGTTTGTTAAGGTTATGTTGTAGGTTAATAGTTACTGTTATAGTTATAATTAAACTATATATTAAACCTATTGGTAGTAAATCTCTATTCATTATATCTCCTATATTTACCCTACAAGGCTTTTAATTATTAATCTAACATTAGACTACTATTAAACTACTATCGTGCCTTGTAGGCTCAAATAGATAGCTTTATGACTGTATTATATTATCGTAAAGAAACTTGTGGTTATCAGGTAAAGCTTCATATATATCTTTAGCCAAATCTCTTATCTCCCATAAAGCTTTCTTATCTGTTCTAAGAGATAAAAAATTCTGTAAGCTTCTAGCATTGATTGTCATAACCAATGATGTTTTATATGCTTCTGGCATACAATATTTAGCTTTATCGTTAGATATTCCCATTAATAATATTTCTCTTAATCCATCTAAAGCTGTTATACTAGCTAAATCTGTATAGTCTTCTCCAGTTAATACAATATAATTAGTTGCTCTATACCATCCATCTTTTTCTTTTAATGGTGAAAAAGATTTTTCATTTTTTAATTCTTGTAAAGTATATCTACTTGATTTAACTGTATAACTAGCAATTCTATGTCTTGCTAATTCTTGTAAACAACCCCTAGATATTCCATCAATATCAAAGCTATAAGATATATGTTCAATAGTACTAGCGTGTTTAGAGACATTAGCTACTCTATTAATTCTTGCTTTTACTTTTTCTTTATCTGAATGTGGCTCATTCCCATAACATTTACATATAGCTATATCAGCTACTTCTAGTGGTGTGTGGTGTAGTAATTTAACAATCATATTTATTATCCTTATATGACTCATAACATCTATCTTGATAATCACTAATAAAACCTTCATACATAGCTTCTATTATTTCACCTTCTGCATCAATAATTGTATTCAATATAACCTCTTTAAGCTTATAAGGTAATTCTAATTCCTCTATTGTTTCTATAATAGCTTGAACTTTATCATTACCAATATTATCATACCAATGTTTAAAATCTACCATTTAATTACTCCTTGAAATATAGTTGTTAATTGTCGTTGTATCTCTGCTTCTTTATCTACAACATCTAAATATTGGTCAAATGTATAATCCATTACATCATTATCCATCTGCCATAATAATTCTTGTACTTCTGTTAATTGATTAACAAGTGCTATAGCTTCTTCATTAGCTGGTTTCTTTATATTTGATGATTTAATGAAATCATGTACATTATCATTATTTATTATCAAGAATATCCTTTTCTATTTTATCTATTGACTCTTGTGGTCTTACATATATTGTTTCAATACCTTCATTAGGATTATCTCCATCATAACCTACTTCTTTAGTAGGTAATTCAAACCAATATTTACTATTACGAGTAGTTACACATAGTGTATTATTTACTACTACCATAGATATAACATAACTAGTAGTAAGTGTATTACCATTATTTTGAAATGATATTACTTTATCATAAATTACACCTATACTTCCTTTACTACCTATCATATACTTAAATCTATCATTAGTAGTATCTACTATTCTAGCACCATATACTATTTTAGTTTTAAAATAATCTTCAAATTGTTTTCTCATAATCTATCCTTTAATAATATTTTAAACAATCACTACATAAGTAATAACTATTACCAACAACATCACAATCATATAATGGTAAATGTTCACCACAACAATCACATAACATAGGGTCATTAAGAACTTCTTTATAACTACTCCATCTAGTGACTTTTTCTTCATATCTATATTCTCTATTAGATAATTTATCAATAATATTAGTATTAGCTAATCTATTAACAAGATTATACATAACAGTTATATCTTGTACTTCACTATTAGTATGTTCATTGTTGTAACCTACACTTAGATTAATACAAGCTACTTCTGTTACATTAGATAAATTAACACAATCTGTAAAAGTACCTCTTACACTTGTATAGCCTATATCTGTAAATACTTTAACTAAATCATCATTATCATAACCATAACTAGCTACTTCTTTACTACCTCTTCTATCTAACGATATATAACAACTATATTCATTAATATCTGATATATGTTCTTTAGCAAATAACTTAGAACCTAAACCTCCTACTTCTTCATCACAAAAGAATACATAATCATAATCCCTTATACCTTTATCTAATAGTTGTAACATAACCCATACACCAGCTCTATCATCACCACCTAATACTGCTTTATTAGTAGTAGTAACTATATTATCTTTAATAGATAATCTAGGTAATTCATTGTAACTATCATTAATAGTATCAAGATGACTGGTTAGTAATGGTCTGGTTACATTCCAAGCATGGTCATTTATATAGATATAGGCTTCATCTTTAGCTTTATATTTAATATTTCTAATCTTTAGAAAATCTATAATATAGTTATATAACTCTTCTTGTGTTAGCATTAATATTTCTAAGAATTCTTTAGTTTGCTTCTTCATTATCTTCTTCCTCTATTATATAATTTTCTGAATAGTAGTTACCATTATGTAGTATATATGGATAATTAGTTGAAACATAATATTCTTCATCTTCTAAGTAAATATAACAATCATTATCAGTGTGTACATATTCATAACAATCTTCTAAATATATAGCTTCATCTACTCTTAATATATCACCATTTATATCTATAACATATTCACCACTATCTAATGCTTCCCTCTAAACAAACCATATTATCATATATATTATAAATATAAAAATCATTATCTTCATTTGCTTCATATCTTTTATGATATTCACAGTATGTATAATTATCTATACAACAATTACACACATAATAATCTCCTTGTTCTATGTAATAACTATCATCTTCAGAATGTCTTCTACCACATTCTTCACATATCATAGTACCTTCACTATACCATTTACCTTCTCCTACTTCATCTTCATTATCTAAACCATCTTCCATTTCTCTATACATACAATAATCACTATTTTTATTACCTTCTATGTAGCTAATTGTATAATTACTGTCTGGATAACAAGCTTGTACATCGGACAAGATAATATCTTGTTTAAAAATATACCATTTAACATCTTTATTAATTAAAGCTTGTACATATTCTCTAACATCTTTAGCTACCTTGTCTGGATATGTACCGTATTCTTTACCACTACATACTACTTGGTTATCATAATCAATATGTAACCATCTTCTACCTATCTTTTTACCATTAGGAGTAGTGATGTATGATATTAACATTCTATCATCAGTATAGAAAGCATTAGTTGAGGTATGGTATTCTCCCTCTTTTCTAAAACACGAGTGCCAACCAGTAGTATTCTCACTACAATTTATAAAATCTTCAGGTTTAGCACTAATGATTACTTTAAAGGTAGTAGTTAAATCTAAATGTTGTAATGTTTCTTCTGCTCTTGTTAAGTTATATATAGTATATATATTATTTTCTAGCTCTGCTACTTTTTTAACTTCTTCATTATATTTCTTTATTTCCTTAAGTATAGCTTTAATAGGTTTTCCACTATTAATATATACTTTATTATTCTTTAATTCTAAAGATAAGTTACTAGCAATAGCTCTATTAAAATTACGTGTAACAAAGTCATATACTTTCTCTTTTATTTGAAAAGGAGATAAATTAATCTCTACTTCTATTTTATCTTTACCATTTAATAATAGTTTATGATAATCAATTCTAGATAAATAATGATTACAATATCTATTTATTACAGCATTTCCTACATCACCATTATATTCATTAATTACTATTTGTTTTATTTGTTCTTTACTATATAATTCCATTAATTAAATCCTTATTGTTATTATAATTGTTATAGTGGTAGTTATAATATATAATATAGATATAACCCCCTAACCTTTCCCCATTTCCGTACAGGTTTAAGAAGACTTTAAGAAATTCTCTTAATTCTTATATCTTTGTCATGTAGTGATTGTGTTATTTGTAGTAACTCTTTAGCATTACAGTTACTAACATCTATCTTTATTTTATTATCTACTATTAAGAATATCATTGTATTTCCCTTTTAACTAATGTTATTAATATATCTTTATTTAATTTCCACCAATCTAATGAAATACCTTTATCCATTCTGTCTATTTCTTCATCTGTAAAATTAAGCCACTCATTAAGTGTATGACTTTGACATCCTATGTTTAATATATCTTTATGATATGATACCATATAAGTACCTATTTGTAACGATTTAATTTCTCTCCCATTACCTATAATGTTTCTTAAATCACTACCTCTTAAATCACTATAACTTAAATCACTACCTCTTAAATCACTATATCTTAAATCACTACCTCTTAAATCACTACCTCTTAAATCACTATATCTTAAATCACTATATCTTAAATCACTATTACTTAAATCACTATAACTTAAATTACTATTACTTAAATCACTATAACTTAAATTACTATTACTTAAATTACTATAACTTAAACTACTATATCTTAAATCACTATAACTTAAATCACTCTTACTTAAATCACTATATCTTAAATCAATATCTCTTAAATTACTATATCTTAAACCACTCTTACTTAAATCACTATTACTTAGTGAAGTAACTTCTTTTATAACATCACCACTATATCTATTCTCAATCTTTATCATTTTAATAACTCCATTAAAGTTAATTTACTCATGTTATTTAACATCACTTCTTCTCTTTTTACTACTTTATATTTTCCATTCTTAATAGAGGATAATATAACTTTATCCTTAACCTCATTACAATCCTTAATCCTAACTCTTTTATTTGAGTTAATTACCATTTCACTTACACTTACTATCATATATACCCTTTAAATTCATTTTAAAGCACCTACAAGCTATTATCTATAGTAATAGCACCAATTACCTATATAACTCTTAAAAGCTTTTATAAGCTCTTATTTACTTATATTGGTTATATTACTTTAATGTTAATTTATAGTGAATTTCGCCACTCTATTATTAGTAGGTAAGTAATACGACCTACAACTGTAATTATAATTCTAGCTATAATCAAACTCTTCATATTTTAAAGCTATGAAGCCACTATTTAATGATGGTTATATAGAACTTGTATAACTGTTTATACTCAAATGAGGCTACTATTTTTAATAACCTCTATTGAATATAATTATTATTTAATTGGTATAAAATTATCTACTAAAATATAATCTCTCATAATTATTTCATTACAAGTTACTGCTATTATATTGAACCCATTATTAGTTAAATATGTACAAGCTTGTTCGTTAGGAGTTAATGAATAATCTCTATTTAATATAACCGATACTTTAAATCTTGTATCTGTTAATTTAATTCTAGCACCTCTTGTGTTTGTAGCACCTAAGTATTTAATCTCTATTAGTTGTAAGTTAGTCATTATGTTTTCCTTTTATTGTTATGTTGAAATTCTAGCATAGTATTACTTAAATAAACCTTAACCTTTTAAACCTTTTCAAAACTTTTAAACCTTAATTGTTTTGATAAGAGAAGTATATAGGATTAATGCTTAAAGTATTCTTAAATTATAAAAGAATTTATAAATTTAAATATAGATATTAATTACAATGATATTAAATATGGACGCATACGCGTGTATAGTATAATTAAACTTAAAACAATATTAAATATAATTGAAATATAACTTAAATTAAAATATTAATGTAATTGTTTAAGGTAGTAAGCGATAATAAACTTAAATATAGTTTAATTGATAGTGGTTATCAGTAAATATAGTGTTTAAATGAGTTTTAAGGTAGCTAGAAAGGCTTAAAAGGTTAAATAATAGTATATATAAGGCTAGGATGATGTTTAAGGTTATAGGCAAGATATAGGTGATTGTTTAAGAATATATTAAGGAAAGTTATTGTAAGGATAATTAATAAAGTTATTAATTTGACTTCATGCCATTTTAAATTGGATTAAGTTAGTAGGAGATGAATTGTATAATATATAATAATGTATAAGTAACAATGGAAAGATAGTGATTGATTTTGATAGTTATTATCAATAAAGAGATAGATATAAATGCGAATGAGTTGCAAAGGATAAAGATTATCGTTTAGAACAAAAAAAGGGCATAATCATAATTATACATAAATAAATATATATAAGAAGATTATGCCCTGTTAAATAGTTACTAATTATCATTAGCTTCTATATGATAATACTAATGATTATCAGTTCTGAATTGTTATAATGATATTGATTATGATTATCATTAGTGGTTGGTTATATGAATGTGTTTCATATGGTTGTGGTCATGGGGGAATGTGTGTGACGTATCGTGTGATGATACCCCCTCACATTTTTTTAATATTTTTTCAAATTGAAGCAACATATAGAAGTACCAGTTACTTAACCCATAGCCTATAGTTATGACTAGTAGTAGTAATAGTGGTAGTAGTAATGATTATAACTACTATTGTTTAATATTCTAATAACATCTTGAACACAATAGCATAATGTTATTAGATATTAAACACAGTTATATAACAGTAGCTACAACTACTACTAGCTACTACTATTAACTATAGTATTAATACTTATATATAATATATTAGTTATAACCGCTTTCCCTTGCCCCATTTCCGTACAGTTATAGGGGGTGATAGTGCCTCTAGCCACGACTGTATCGGCTCTAGAACCCTGACCCCCCCTTGTTAAAATACTAGTAAAACCTTGTATAATATACTAGTATTATCTAGTGTTTTTAAATGATTTCAGATATCCTACAGAAACCTTAGGAGTATATACTTTATTAAACTTTTTAAATATATCTCCTCTTCTTTTTAATTCATCCATTACTTGTTTCTTCTTATAAGCTTCTAATGCCATATCTGTGTTTTGTTTCAGAACACCATATTCATTCCAATAGCCTACTCCTAATGATAATACATCAATAACATCATCATGAATCAAACTACCTCTTTCTTTAGTAATATGAGTCATTTGGAATAAGAAACTATGAGCTACTCCTCTATGATTACCTTCTCTTAAAGCATCATTAGTATCACTTAATAGATTACTATAATCCATAACTAATCTATGTTGATTAAGTAATGGTTCTAAAGTATCTATAATCCTTCTTTCTTTCTGTATATTAACTCTTATCTCTTCAATAGTACATGGATAAATAGCATTCATAACTGGTCGTAGTAAGTTACTATACATACCATCTCCAAAGTTACTTTCTACTATAATCTTATTAACTTTATATTTATTAGCTATTTCAGCAATAGTAACTAGTGTTTCCTCATAACCACCTGGTAATTTACCTATATAAGGTACATATATCTTACCATGTAAATGACATACTACTGCTATACCAGTTTTATCTGCTCCTCTACCTGATGGGTCAATAGCTAATATAGAACCTTCATAACTACTACTTTCATTACTAGATAATCCTCTATGTAGAGTATCACCAGTAAAACCTACATTAGGTATTGTTGTTATTATACTACTAGTATCACTAGTCCATCTAAGATTAGTAGGAGCTTTAGTAGCTTCTAAGTCAGTAACTATTAAATCACTAGCTTTTAATGGATATCGTTCACTATCACTTAATGTAGTATCTAACATAAATTGTAATTTAAATCCAGATAATCCATAACTCTTTTCTCTATGTAGTAAATCTTCTTCACTAAATCTAGAGTCTGTTGATGTACCTATAACAGCTGGATTATTATACATATCTTGTACTAGATAATCTGCTAAACATCCTTCATAATTCTCTAATTTATCAGGATACCTAGCTGGATATATCTTAGTAACATAACCTTTCTCTCTTAATCTATTATAAATAGATTCTGATGATTGAGGTGTTCCTAATACTAATATCTGTGCATCTTTAGTAGTTTGTAATATAGCTTCATATTCAGCTACTTGTTGTAGTAATTGTACTCTTCTAACTTCAGTAGCACTATTATTCTGACCTTCAACATCATCACTAATTAGTAATGAAGCTCTATTACCTTGTAATTGACTTGTAATACCTAATGCTTTAACACTAGGTTGTACTGCTACCTCACAACCATTAACATCAAAACTTATTACTGAACTTCTCTGGTCATTACGAGGTATTAAATGTTGTAGTATTGGCATAGTATCTATTAGTTTTCTTATAAATATAGCAATATTATCTGAGTGAGCCCCAGATTGAGAAACTATTAAGACTTTCTCATTAGGATTTCTTAATAATCTCCAACATACATATGCTCCAGTTATCCAAGTTTTACCTATTCCTACGCAAAGCCTCAAGCTGAGAACGCTTGTGACCCTCCTGGAGATAATCTGCTATATATAGTTGCATCCTAGTAGGAGGAGGAAGTCGTAAGTGTTCCCAAGTTATCTTTAAGAAGTATCTAAAATCTTGTATAGCTAATTCTATTTCATTATCATTCATACATAATCTCCTTTATGTGTTTAAAATCATTTTAAAGTACCTAGAAGCCACGATAACTGTTTTAAGCAGTAATTATACTCCTAAGTATTATCGTTGCTCCTAGAGCTTCCTAGACATCAAATATAGACATCATCTCTTCAACAGATAGTTGTGGTTTACTGCCTTCCTTATTAGCTATTTGTATAATAGAATCTTTTAAACTCATAGTTTCAGAACTCTCTACTATATCAGCTGTTATGTTATTATTCTTTAGAAAGGTTATAGCTAGTGCTAATACCTTAGGGTCAGATAAATTATTACCTAACTCTTCAGCTATCTTTCCATGTAAATCATTTAACTGGACTTGACCAGCCTTATCTCTATATACTCTATCTAACATTATTATTCCTTTATATAATTATATAGTGGTTTATCATATTGAACATCTTGTGTACTCTCTAACTTACCTTGATTAGCTAAATCTTTCTCTAATCCTTTCATAAGATAACTTAATCCTGGAAAAGAGTTAATAATAGGTACTAATCTCATAAAACTAGCAGCATCTTTCTCATTAATTCCATCAGCTAAGCCTTGTACTGCTTGAAATAATTTATTACCAACACTATAACCAGCACCTAATTGAGAAGCTAAATCAGTTTTCGGAGCATAACTACTACCTAAAGGAGCATTACCAGTCATCATTAATCCAAAATCTATATAATTAGGAACTATTCCAGATATTGGTGTTCTAGTAACTGCTTTAGTTAATATAGTAGTAGCATCATCTTCCTTATCTTTAGCCCCTGATATTACTAATGCTTTATCTTCTAATGTTAATATAGCATCCATAATAGCTATTCCTATAAATATACCAACAGTTGTTCTAGCACTCATCTCATCAAAGCCATTTAATAATAACCTTTCATATAAAGCTACAGGCATTTGAGTAAATTGTAAAGCCATAGCAGCTAGTGGATTATTAACATCACTCTGCCATCTATGTACTCTTGTACCATCTGCTCTCATAATAGTATCTCTAGTAGCTCTAGATAAATATCGTGTAAACTTCTTAGCTACATCTTGATTTCTCCAATTATCATGATTCCAATTAGATACTTGTCCATCATTTGCATATTCTAATCTTTGTCTAGCTATAGTTTCTATATCATCACTTGATAATCCAAACCTAGCAAATCTAGATGATTCTTGTTTTGTTAAGGCTCTTGGTCTTAATAATGCTGATTGTAACTCTACTAAAGCAGCACTCCCTGATACAAAATCACTAACATCATTCATATAATTAAAACCACTATATTTTCTAGCAAAACTAGCTGTTTTATCTAAAAACATTTCAATTTTACCAGTAGTAGGAGCTACTTCCATATTATCAAATCTATCATACTTCATACCTCTAAGAGTCTGTGAAGCTAATCCAGCTTGTCGCATTAGTTTAACCATAGGGTTACTACTATTAGCATTAGATATATGGTCTAATACTTGTTTATATGCTGGTACATAATTATTAATTACTGGTTTTAATCCATATCTCATAATAGCTACAGTAGGTTCTACAATAGCATACTTAACAAATCCAGCATTATATAAAGCACTAGCCCCTTTTCTTAATAATCTAGAAGTTTTCTGAACAGCTGCATCAGGATTATGATTATACTTTCTACTTCCTAGTATTGTTTCAAATACTGCTCTTGTATTCTCTACATCTTTCTTTATAGCTCTTTCACTAGCTCCTAATGCTCTTCCTTCAGCTACTATTTTTCTATATATATCTTCCATAGAAGCTGATAAACTACCTAAGTTATTAGTATCTAATCCATAAGTTCTTTTTAAAGCTATTCTACCTCCAATTCTATCTGCATACTCAGTACCTATAACTTGAATATCATTAACAAATAAATCAGGATATAATTCTCTATTCATTCTAAGTTTTCTTTGTCTAGTAGCTGATGTAGCTTGTACTCCTCTACCTCCATCTACATATCTATGTTTAACATCTCTATCTAAAGCTTTTTCAACCATAGATGAAGCTATAGATTTAACATCATCAATAGTAATCTCACCTCTAGCTAATAGTGCTTTATTTAGTTCATCACTAAGTAACATTTCTTCAAATTTAGAAGTAGCTCCTTGAACATCAGCTAATATATTATCTTCATTATATTTAATATGTCCATAACCTCTAGAATCTTTACCAGCAATACCTTTTAAACCTACTTGTGTAGCATCTTCACCATATTTAGTATAGAAATCTTGTATATATTCTAAATGTCTAGGCACTATATATCTACCATTATCAAAGTTTTTACTTCTAATATGAGCAGTTAGTACATCATAGATATCATCAGGTTCTTTTACTCTAGTTTCTATAACTGGTTTATTTTTAGTACCTATATTTACTTCTTCTGTATCTAATTTATTACCAGTAGCTTCTTCATATAATTTAAATTGTTCATCTTTTGATAAAGCACCTACTTCTCTTCTAACATCTTGTTCTACACCATTAGTAAATTTATTCCATTCAGTACCATCTAATAATGATTGTTCCATTACATTAGCATTATTAGCCTTAGCATTCTCATTAGCGTGTAATATTAATGATGATATTCTATCATTTTGTGTCATTTCTAAATAATCCATAGCAGTATCTTTATCATGGACTATAAAGTTACCATTAGCATCTTTCATAGCTGTAACTGGAGTAGTAGCTTTTAAACCAATATCTCTAGCAGTAGTAGTTACACTATTATTTATCAATTGGTCTGCTGATGACATAGAAAAGAAACCTCTTAATCCTCCAGTACCAGGTATATTGTTTAACATATTCATAGTATTATTAGAAATAGAAGCTCTACCTTCTCCAGTAGCTATAGATGTAAAAGTATGACCTAATAAAGGTAAAGCTACACCAAAAGCAGTACCATATTTAATTGTATTATTAAGTCTTTCCTCATCATTAACACTACTTTCTGATTGTATTAGTGCCTCACTTGTTCCAATAGCTCCACCTACTGCTAAACCACTAGTACCCATAGAAGCTATTTTTGTAGCTGCTGCTGATTGTAAGTTTAAAGCTCCTACTGCTGTTTTACCAGCTTTAAAAAACATACCACCAGCTACCCAAGAAGGTATATCTGCTAGTGACACAGCCATTTCTACACCCATTCCAGTAGCTCCTGATTTCTCAATAATATCTACTGATTCATGCCACTTCTTTTGGTTACTTAAAGTAGCTCTTAAATACTCTTCATTTCTAGAGTTCTTTGCTTCTGTTAAATCACTACTAGTTATAGTAGGGTTTACTTCTTTTATTATTCTATCAAAATCAGGAGAATTATAGTAACTAATATCTCCTTCATTATCAGGCATCATCTTCTTTCTATCAACCATATTAAGGAATGTAGAACCACCAGTTAATGATGTTCTTACTGCAGCACCAGCTACATCAAGAAAAGAAGGTTCTTGTTCTTTAATCCTCTTCTCCTCTTCAATTCCTTGTTGTTCTAATTCCTCAAATGTCATTGTTTTCCTTTTATTATTTCATTGTATTAGTGAAAGCTTTAACTTCTTCTGTTGTTGGTTTATGAATTATATCTATATTCTTATTTATAGTTTCTAATGTTTTACCTACACTACTAGATATTGCTTTATCTTTTCTTCTATTTTCAAATACTGAGTTTAAATCTTCTAATGTATTAATAGGTATTTTATTACCTTTATTATCTAATTTCTCTATTTTAGAATAATACATGTCCTCTTTACTAGAGAAGTAAAAACTATTATCTTGTGGATTATAAGCAAACCCTATCATATTTTTATTACTATTTTGAATATCAAATACATTCATTGTCATATATTTATTATCATTAGGACTAACTGGTCTATTATAACCTCTTAAATTAACACCTTCTACTGGTGTATATTTAGATATTTTACTTTTAACTAAATCCATAGCTTCATCAGCATCCATACCAAATCTAATATATGTTTTATATGTTTCTTTTTCTTCAAATAATTTTAAATTATCTTTAACTTCACTATTAAACTCTTTCATATCTACTGGATACTTATCTGGATTAGCTTTAATATCTTTCATTTTAGCTAAACCATCTGCTGGTACAATAGTATTTTTATCTTTATCAACAGTAGTTATATTAGATAATCCTTTTAAATAAGCATATGTTTTATCACCATAGAAATCTTTAGCTCCATTACTATCATAAGTATCTAAAGCATTAAACTTAGCAACAGCAGTTATAGCAGTAGAAGAATTATTTGTTTCTTTAGCAACTACTTGTTCAATATCACCATTTACTTTATGTCTTTTATTTAATTCTATAATAGCTTTAGGATTAAATTGTGAACTATTATATTCATTACTAACTAATGTATTAACAGCTTTTTTATACCCTTCTTTACCTGGCTGATTACTCCAATCAGTATCAAATGTTTCATATAGCTTCTTAGTAGTAAATACATCATTCTCTAATTTATATTGAACTTTATAATCATCTATTAATTTCTTATCACTAGCTGTTAATACTTTACCTTCTCCTATTGTAGTTTGTAACATTAATTGTTCAAACTCTTCAGGTTTAGTAGGTGAATCTTTTAATGACACATTCATTTTAGATTTTTCATCTTCTAATAATTGTTTCTTTTCTAATAATATAGCTTTATTTCTTTCTATATCAATAAGTTTTTCTTCTTTCATATTTTTAACAACTACATCAGAAGCAAAATTACTAGCTACATCTGGAGATATAATCTTTTTATCTACAGCATCTTGTACAGCTTGATATTTAACACTATCATCTAATAATTGATTAGTCATTATAGCTTGTAAGTTTTGATAAGCTTCGTGTTTAACTTTATTTTCTGCTATATCTTTCTTAGCTTGTGCTTTAATATAATTAGCTTCTATTTTATCACTTTTCTTTTGTAGTAAGTTAGCAGCAGTAATATCATCTAATGCTCCTGATGCTTTACTTGATGTAACCATATCTTTAAAAGCTTTAAATGAAGTAGCATCATTTTCTGCATATTGATTTAATTTGAATATTTCTTCTCTAGATAACCCGTCTTTAATATTAGATACTACATCTTTAAATTTAGAATGTACTTCCTTATTAATCATATTATTACTAATGTTATTTTTAATAAATTCATCTGATGTTTTTAATAAATTATTCATCTCTGTTACTGAAGTAGTATCTTTATCAATAGTAGATAATTTAGTAGATAAGTATTGTCTAGCTAAGAATTCCTCTACTTCTATATCTGTTTTACCAGTAGATTTTAATGTTTCTTTTAAACCATTAAATACTACTTTAGTATTATCATCAATTGGAGCATTATGAAGGTTTGCTATAGCAGCTGTTACTCCTTCAGTAGCTTGTTTATTCTCTATAATCTTAACTGCTTTAGTTATATGGTTATTAAACATACCAGCTGTTTCAGTAATAGATGTAGTTAAAGCTAATCTACTTTCATCATTTAAATCTGCTTTACTTAATATATCATCTGATTTTGTTCTATAACTATTTGTTAATTGTTTATAACCTTCCACATCAGTATCATTTAATTGATTAAGTTTCTCTTGATGGTCTAGTTTAACATTTAATAGTTGTAAGTTAGCTTCATTCTGGTTAATTTTATTTTTTTCTTGTTTATAAACACCATAAGCTTTACCTACTTGTAAAGCAGCATTCATAATACTTTCTATATCACTAGCTGCTTTACTCTTGTTGTTAAAATACATACCAGGTTGTGATACAGTCTGTGCTTGTGTCACTAATGGATTAGTATTAATACCAGATGCTACTGGTGTATATCCAAATTGTTGTTGTTGTGGCATTATATTCCTTTATGACTTTAATTGATTACCTAATACTGCACCTTGCGAACCAGCACCTAAAGCTCCTGATACCATACCTAATGTACTTGTTGTTCCAGCTTTAGCTGCTATATCAATCTGAGTATAAGCTCTATCTATTTGAGTAGCTGCTCTTGATAAAGAAATAGCATTACTCATCATTCCATTCTCATAGTTATATTTACTCTCAGTTAGTTTATTCATAATATCAACCATATTACTCTCTGCTTTCTGCCTAATCTGGTCAGATAACAATTCAGTTCCCATAGTTGCAGCTTCACTTAATCTAGAAGCTGTAGCTCCTACTAATCCTCTATCCGCCATTACTGCTGATGTTGTAGCTTCATTCTTTAAACCATCTAACTTAGCTTGTGTTAATTCCATACCAGCTTGATTTCTTATTTCTTGAGCTTGTTGTTGTAGGTTATTAACAGTTACATTATAATTCTGTAATACTGCTTTAGCATTAGCTTTATATTCTTCAGCACTAGCTTTAGCTTCTCTATTAGTTTGGTCTATTGATAAATCTCTATTAGTTGCTGTTTGTTTATTCTGTTCTACATTAGATGCTATACTCATACCACCCATAATAGCAGCACCAGCAGCCATAGCCCATGTGTTTAATGTTATTGGACTAAAGTAAGTTGTTAATGACCATACACCATGTAACTTTAAATTGAAATACATTGTAATTCCTTAATTATATTTTCTAAACCTTCTAAAGGTTCTTCACTTATTATCATATCTTCTATGATACCTACATCTGTTTCATTAGTTGGATGTATAGTAGTCCAATACATATCTTCTACAATATATAATATCTTTCTACAACCTTCTTTACTTTCTAATATATCAGGAGCTTTAATATCTCTAATAACCCCATCCATCCATACTCTAGCTATACCACTAATTACTATATTTAAATGTCTAGTCTTGTGTTTCTTACCGACTATAATAGTACCTTTAGGCATAAATATAGTTCTAGCATAAACACCATCACTAAAGTTATTAATAGTAGGACATATCTTACTAACTTCTATTTCATTATATTCTAATTTAACTAAATTCATAATACCCCTTTAAAAGCATTTTAAGCTACCTAGAAGCCTTTTAAGCACTCTAGTAGTATGATTACCTATCTAAAGTGCTTTAACGCTCCTAGAGATTTATATTTGATAATGTGGCATATCTTTAAAAGACATCCAATTACCACCCCATTCATATTTAATATTTAATTCTTTAGCTACTTTATCAAATGCTTTATATAACTCATTAAACATCTGTTCTGATTCTTTAGTACCATCAAAAGGATTATGTCCTTTCTTATATGGTATAATATCAATAGCTTTAGATGGTAAGTAATTATGTTTACCTTTCTTACTTATTCCATCTATTTTACTAAAACCTTTATCAAATAACTCTTTCTGTCTTTCTAATGACCTATGTCCTTCAATAACTGTAAAATCTATATGTTTAATTAACTCATTACAAATAGTAATTAATTTAACATCTACATCTTTTAAGTTATCAAGGCTTCTTTTACTAAATGAATAACTCATAGTTATTTACCTAATAATCCAATAGCATCATTAAATACATCAGTAGTAGTAGGATTAGCTTTACTCTTAGCTATACCATCTATCATAACCTGTGCTACATCTGATGTAATACCATCTGATTTATGTTCTAATAATTTATTAACTCCAACACCTATTAATGTTTTTGTTGCTTCACTTGTTAATAACTTTAGAAAAAAACTCAATAACATTGTTCCCATATTATACTCCTAGTATTAATTTTCTTATTGGCTCTACATTTAGGAAAGTTAATCCAACTATTACTGCTAACAGTAATTTAGGATACTTACTAAAGAAACGAGCAACCTCAAGGTCTTTAAAACCTTCATCTACTTTATTTTCTAAATCAGATATAACTTTATAACTTCTCTTAAATGACTCCTTTGTGTTACCATCTAAATTAGTTATCTTCTCTAACCATAAATCTATTTTACCAATAGCACAAGCCATATTTCCCATATTGTCAGCCATTTTAGTCTGACTTTCAGCCATACCTTTTAGTATAGTTTGCATTTCAACAAGCATTCTATCATGCTCATCTACTTTGCTTTCTAATCTTTCATTCATGTATTGCTCCGAATGAAGGCTCTAGCCTTACTTCTTTCTTCTACATACCATTCTAAAGTATTATCACCTTTTTCAAATTCATAATATGGAAGTATTTTTTTATCAGTTTTAGATAAAAAGTCTTTAGCTTCATTTATCTTAACTTGCAATTCATTATCTAAAGCTTCTTTTTCTTCTGCAACAATATCAATAGTTCCATCAATATTGTAGTTATTGGCTAATAAACCTTTTTCAAATTTTTCTAATATTTCTGTATCAACAAGAGTATAAACCCCGTTGATTTTTACCTCTACTTTTATCATTTCGCAACTCCTGTTTTCCCTTTGTATGTAATGATAATTCTTGCTGCTGCTGATAGTACAAGACTGGTTCCTATAAATGGACCACCAGATACATCTGACCCAGCATATACTCCAGCACTACCAGTTCTAATTATAATCCCATTTGATGTTGAATAACATCTTACACCATAACTATTAGAGCCAGTACCACCATTATCTGCCCATCCAGTTTCTGCCCACATTCCTTCATAGTAAATTTCTACTTTAACATCGCAGTCAATTGCTTTATCATTACCAAAAGGATTTTGGATTACATACCTTTTGTTAGTTTGAACTTGTGCTAATCCATAGTCTGATAAGTACATAACAACTCTATTTCCAAATGTTTCAATTCTATCAAAATAAGTTGTTTTTGGTAGTTCTTCTACATATAATACTCCACCATCATTATCAGCATATACTATGTGATTTAAGTAGTTTCTAGAGTTTGTTATTTCAACTCCAGCAGATGTAAACCATTTGTTAGTAAGTACATTATAAAAATCTCCACCATTGGCTGGATTTACTTTGCCATAATTAGGTGCAATACTCATTCGACCAGAGTTACCATTCTTATCATAATACACATAATTCTTACCTTGCATATAAGTCAATCCAGTAATCGTTTCGTTCTTACTTAGTATTGTATTCTTGGCACCATTACCATCAATACCTTGTGCTAATGGAATTAATGCGTTATTAATTTGTACATTTGCAGTATCACTTGCTAGAGGATAATAACTTCCACCACCATTTGAGTTTGTGTCGTATGCTACTAGAGCTATGTATTGTCCACCTGCTGCGTTAAGTTCTGTTGCCGTACTTTTATGTATAAATCCATCACTTATGTAATCAAAATAATCAATACTAATTTCTGCTGCTGACGTGTTTACTTGTATTAGGTTGTCTCCGCTACCTCTTTGGTTATCTGAAACATACCAACTTGATACAGCATCAACTCTCTTAGTCGTAACCCAAGCTGGTTTACCTTTAGTTTTAACTTTATTACCAGCTGCACCAGTTCCTTGATAAGGTACTAATTCATAGTTCCCTATTAGTTTGTTTGACTCATCAAAATAGCTATTTGCCCAACCGTGCATTATATATGTGTTTGACGCAGCGTTTATTGCAGCACCAGTACCATCTACAAAATACATAGTTTCGTTAGAAGCTATATAAGTAGCTGGAGAAGCATCCGTTTTATTTAAGTATAAGTACTTATCCAAACCATTTGAAACCCAATCATATGCACCAGTTAAATTCTTAACCGTTACAAACCCTAACTTTCTACCTAAATGATGTGGTATCTCGTGTCCAGCTAACCCACTTCCTTCGTACTTAACCATTGTAAATCCAGTAAACGGATTATAATGACAAGTATATGCTTTACCGTGGTTAGTTGTACCGGTGATTCTATGTGTTGTTTGGAAGTTCCAAGACACCATATTATTAGTTGTACTATTATGCCCAGTATCAGCACCTACTGTAAATCCTGTACTAGTAAATCCTGTTAATCCTCCAGCTAGTGTAGCTTCTGCTTCAGTTGTATTACTATTAATTTTTTTAGTAGCACCTCTAATCGTATCATACCAGAAGTTATTTGTAGCTTCTGCTCTATCTTTTAGCCAAACTAATCCACCAAACTTTTCCTCAACTGTATTACCCCATTGAGTATCCATATCTATACCAGTCGTAGCACTTCCACTTGTATATAATGTCGTATTAAACCCTTGCGTGATTGTACTATTCGATACTGCTAAGTTACCTTGTAGTAAGTGATAAGCAGTTATATTAGATAAATTTATACCTCCTACTACTACATCTCCACTTCCTAATACTGATGAACCATTGATAGTTTTAATATTAGTACCACTAACTAATGTGTCTTGTTTACTATTTAAAGCAGTAGAAGTAGCATTACTAATAGGTTTATTAGCATCACTAGTATTATCTACATTACTTAAACCTATTTGACTCTTAGTCACATTATGAGGATTAGTAGTATTATTACTAATATGTCCTTGTATATTACTATTTTTAGGTTCATAAGTATTATTACT